CAAGCCTCGCCCAACGGGTCAGGCGGATTTCCGACTTCAGAAATCGAGTCTGGCATCACGAGCCGATTCTGAAGATGGACCTTCTTGCCGAATATTCCGCCGTGATGGAGATGCTGACATGGCTTTGTCCTGTAAAAGCGGCTTGGATCCGTCCACACTGTAGAGTGCCAGCACTCATTCGACAGAAGCCATAGTTGGAACTGCGAACCGCGCCCCCGGCAGCATGGGAAACGTCACCAGCGACACCTCCCAAAGATCCACGGCGCTCAGCACCCTCAGCCGTCCGTCCCGCCGCGCCTTGGTCGCGCGAAATCCGATCGACAGCCCGTCCAGCGCCCCCGCCCGGACCAAGGCCTGGGCCAGGCGTGCGTCGGCGGACCAGTCCATGATCCGCCCCCGGACGAACAGGCCGCGCTCGTCCTCGGCCATCTCGTCCCAGACGCCGACCGGCGCCCGGCTCTCGTGCTGATGCAGCATCCGCACCCCGGCGGCGCCCGTCCGCGCCAGGCTGTCCCGAAACGCGCCCCGGCTGGTCACGTCGCCGTTCAGATCGGCTTGGCCCCACAGCGACGCATAGCCTTCGATCATCGCCCCGCCGCCCATCACGCCTCCAGCCGCCGTTCGATCCGCTCCACCGCCGTGCGGGTGGCCGCCCCCTGTTCCTCCAGTCGGGCCAGTCGTTCGGCGACCAGCCGCTGTTCCCCCACCTGGTTCTCCAGGGTGGCGATCCGCGCCGCCGCGCCGCCCGCCCAGGTCAGTCCGCCGATCGTCTGAACCAGCAGGGCGGCGATCAGGGGCCAGGGAATTCGCTTCCAGTCCTCGCTCACGCCCCCACCCCCGCCATGCGTCGACGCTCATCGTCGGTCAGGAAGCGGGCCGCGTTCAGCCGCGACCACAGGGCGTCGCGTTCGACCTGCAAGGCGGGCACGCCGTCCAGATCCGGTTCGATGCGCACGGTCCCGAACCGCTGGCCCAGCCAGCCGCTCAAGGCCCCGCACGTCTTCTTCACCAGCGGGATCACCGTCTGACGCCACAGGGCGGCGTTGGCCTCGCGATAGTTGGCGTAGGTCGCGTCGCCCGGAATGCCCAGCAACTGCGGCGGAACCCCGAAGGCCAGGGCGATGTCGCGCGCCGCCGAATGTTTGCCGGCGATGAAGTCCATGTCCGCCGGCGTCAGGCTCATCGGCTTCCAGTCCAGCCCGCCCTCCAGCAACAGCGGCCGACCGGCGTTGCGCGCCCCGCCGTGCGCCTCGGCCAGTTCGGCCTTCAGCGCCTCGAACTGTTCGGCGCTCAACCGCTCTCCGTCCCGCGCGCCATAGACCAGGGCGCCCGACGGCCGCGCGGCGTTGTCCAGCAGCGCCTTGTTCCATTCGCCCGCCGCATTGTGCGCGTCGATGGCGAAGGCCGCGGCCTCCAGCGGCGAATAGCCGTAGTGGTCGTCGGTCGGGTGAAACAGCCGCACCTGCATCACCGGCGACCAGCCGTCGGCCTCGCGTCGGATCACCACCGACTGTCCGCCCACGGCGTATTCATAGGCCTCGGGCCAGCCGTGCCGCCCCGGAATCACCTTCACCCGATCTGGCCGCAACGCCCACAGTTCTTCTGGAACCGGGTCCCCGACCGCCTCCAGATAGGCGTTCCCCGCCGTCTGCAAGGCGCCGTACAGCGCCTCCATGAACTCCGGTCCCGACTGTTCCGGGTTCGGCTTGGCCAGCAGGCGCGCGACCGGATGATCGTCGTCGCGTGCGCCCTGGTGCAACACCGTCATCGGCGTCGCCGCCGCCGCCTCGGCGATCATCCTGACGCAGCGATAGGCCACGGCGTTCTTGCCGAACCCTTCACGCGCCAGGGCCGCATAGTCGCGCGGCGTCCAACGCGGCCGCCCGATCCCCGTCAGGGCGATCAAGCCGCCGGTCCGGCTGGCCTTGATCTCGTCCGGGCGCGCCTCTCGGCCGCGGCGGCCGCCCGGCCATCGCAGTTTCAACATCCTCTTCCTTTCCGGGATCAGGCCGTGCGCGACAGCATCAGGGCGTCAGACATGGCCCAGGGGATCGAACCCTGCTCCACCAGATAGTCGTTCAGCCAGGCCGCGCCGCCGCGCATCGCGCCAAGTCGCCGCCCGCTCAGGCTCGGCAGCCCGGCCACGGTCACGACCCCCGCCGTCTGCCCATCGACGGCCAGGGCGTAACGGTCGCCCGTCCGGCTCAGCGCCCATTTCACCTTGCGCGCGCCGGGTTTCGTCAGGCTTCCGATCAACTGGCTGACGCCCGCGACCGTCACATAGGCGCGGAACTCTCCGCCCGCGCCGCGCTCCACATGCACCCGGTTCGCGTCGCTCCCGTCATGCAGATCGACGATGCAGGCCGCCTGGCCGGTGTCCCGTGTGAACTCGACCACGCCGCATTCGGTGACGTCCGCGCCCGCCGCCAAACCGTACGCGACCGTCAGACTGTCCGCCCCGCGCGACGCCGTCACGGCGGCGGAAGGCGCATAGGCCGAGGCCCAACGCCCCGTCTCCAGTTGCGCGCCCCAGACCGCCGCATGGGCGCCCGCGCTCGCCGCCGTGCCGACGAAACAGACGTCGAATCTCAGGCTGTCGCCCGCGTTGACGCCCGTTGTCGCGCTCAGGGCCAGTCGTCGCCAGCCGTCGGCCGCCGCGCTCAGGGTCGCGCCGCTCGTCCCCGTCACATAGGTCACGCCGCCGCCGTCATGGTCGATCGACACCTCCAACAGGGTGTTCGAGGTCGTCATGTTCCGCAGACGAAAGACGTTGGCCTCCGTCGCGCCCGACCCCTTCTTCACGAAGACGCTGGCGGTGGCGAAGGTCGCGCCCACGGTCGCCGACTGTTGCACCGCGACCGAGGCCGTGGCGGTGCTCGCCACCCGGTCGGCGGTCGTCCCTCCGTCCGGCGCGGCCGATGCGTCGGCGGTCACGGCCGCGTTCGACTTGGTCCAGCTCGCGGCGTCCAGCTCCTGCGACCGCAACAGCAGATTGCTCCGCGCCTCCTCGATCAGCAGGCCCCGGTCGGTCACCCGCGCCACGCCGTCGGCGAAGCTGACGAGTCGTCCGTCCGCCCGGCGCGCCGTCGATGCGCCGCTGCGCGTGAAGCTCAGACCCGTCACCGCGTCCAGGGTCGCGAACGCCACGCCCTGCCGCGCATGGACGCCGTTGGCGAAATCCAGCTTCAAGCCCTCGACGGCCGGATCGCCGCCGGGTCTCGGGGCGTCCAGCCCCAGTCCGATCCCCAGCATCAGTCCGCCAGGGCCACGATGTGCGCGGCCGTGGTGCCGGTCGCGAAAACACGTCGCGTCTGGATCGGCACATAACCGGCCGGATGGTTCTTCAGCGTCACCGGCGCGGCGTCGTCCGCCCCGACCGGCAGCAGCTTCACATCGCCCGCCTGACCCACGTACAGCGCCTTGGCGTAGTGGGTCAGATCGGCGGCGTCGTTCGGCGTCACCGCTTCGGCGCGCCGCGCGGGCGCCGCCGGGGTTCGCGAACTGACGGCATAGGGGTCCAGGCCCGGATTGACCGGCATCGGCGTCTCTCCTCGTCTTCAAACATTCACAGGGGTCGCAGGCGGGGTTGGCCCGTGGTCCCCAACAACAGATGGCTGACCGCCCAGACCAGGGCGTCGGCCCGGTCCGGGCTGCGTTCGCCCTCGCCGCCCAGCCTCAACAGTTCCGTCTCCAGCGCCCGCATCGGGGCGCAGTGGATCACCCGATCCTGTTCGTACAGCGCGGCCACAGGCTCGGCCCGGACGCGCTTGGATCGGCTGGCGAACACCGGCTTCACCCGCGCGCCGCACTGGGCGATGCGCAGCAGGTCCTCGACCATCTGGCCGCCCTGGTTGACCTCGGCGATCACCCAGTCGGCCTCGAATTCCGCCACCACCTCGGCCGTCAGCCGCGCCCAGCCCTGGGGTCGCAACCCGCGCACGCTCCGGTCGGCCAGCACATAGGCCCGCCCCTCGAACCGTCCCACGACCACGACGCCGCAGGCGTCGCCCTCGGCCGTCGCCGGCGGGTCCAGCCCGACCACGATCCGGTCGAACCGTTCCGGCGCCCGCCCCTGACAGGCGTCCAACATGGCCTCGGTCCACAGCGTCCCGTCGTTCGACAGAATGCGGCCTTCCAACTCCTGCTCCGCCAGCCGCGTCCCGCCGTACAGGCTGTTCAGCCTTTGCAGAAAGTCGGCCGACAGGTTCCAGCGATTGACCGCCGTCGCCGCCCGCGTCGTCACCGTGCCCGGCTCGGCCATCAGGGTCTTCAAGGCCGTGCTCGGCCGCGGCGTCGTCGTGACCACCAGCCGGGGGTCGTCGCCCAGCCTCAGCCCCATCCTCAACATCGCCAGCACCTCGCCCGGCCGTCGCCAGGCGCAGAATTCGTCGCACCAGGCCGCATGGAACTGCGGCCCGCGCAGGCTGTCGGCGTCCTCGGCCGAAAAGGCGTGCGCCACCGCCCCGTTCGGCCACATCAGCCGCCGCCGCCCGGCCTCATAGACCGGCCTGCGCCAGGGGGCGGCCACGGCCCTCAGGCCCGACGGTCCCTCGATCATCACCTCGCGCACGTCATGCAGGGTCGGCCCGACCAGGGCCAGGCGCGCCCCCGGCGTCGCCCTGTCGGTCAGCCATTCAGCCCCGGCGCGGGTCTTTCCCGCGCCGCGGCCACCCAGGAACAACCAACTGCTCCACGCGCCGCCGGGCGGTCTCTGCACCCGACGGCCCCACAGCCGCCAGTCCGTCCCGATCAGCCGCTCCAGGTCCTGCCGGATCGGTCTCAGCAGCTTCCTCTTCGTCGATGGCTCGCGCCAGCGCCACCAGTCGATGATAAAGCTCCTCGCGCAGTCGCTCCTCTCCGGCCGCGTCAAGCGTCTCGTCCTCCCCGTTCAACTGCGCTTCCCGGACGGTCGCTTCGACCAGCGACTGCCTCAGCTTGACGCTCAGGGTCG